TTTTGGGGTGTGTGGCCCCGTGTCGCTATATAAACCCGGCGTTCGGCCGGATTTGCGGCAAGAGCACATTCCACCTGGTGGAAACGACCTGAATTTGGGAGGTGCGCACAACGTTCCTAAATCGGCAACGGTGGAAACGACCTGAATTTGGGAGGTGCGCACAACGCCGATACTGAGGGTGGAAACGACCTGAATTTGGCAGGTGTAACAGGAATTGGCGATGGGAAAGGATGAGAAAAAGCGGGTGCGGCAGGGCGTAATCGAGCTACAGTTTTTAGATGGCGTGTTCATCGGCGATAGCGACGGCCGGGTCATCGAGCATCCGGAGTTTTATACGCGCGAGATTCGGACGCTGCGGCGATTGAATTGGTCGTTGAGTCGGAAACAGCCCGGGTCGCGCAATCGCAGGAAGGCCAAGTATAGGCTGGCCAAGTGGCACGAGCATATCGCGAATAAGCGGGCCTACTTTTTGTGGCACATTGCGCGGTTCTATGCGGCCAATTACGAGCGAATAGTAGTGCCGAAACTACCTCTGTCGCGGATGGTCCATTACGCGATAGAAAGTAAAAAGGCAAGGAAACTGTGCGATGCGGCGTACGCATCGTTTGTGCAAAAATTGAGGCACAAATGTAATGAATTTGGCAGGGAGTTTGTAGAAAGAAAGGATGATGAATTATGGCGAAAAGAAATCGAAAAATGCACGGAAGTAGCGAGGATGGAAAGAGTCAGGAAAATGGTTTACAAAGGCCGCAAGATAATAAAGAGCGGGAATCGAGAAGCCTTAGCATCTTTGGCAGAGGCATTCGAACAAGTACGGACCTTGCGGATTTGAGTGTAGCAGCGGTCCATGATAATTTAGAGGGTGCGGTAAGCATCGGACAAGGGAATTTGGTTTTACGGATGATCAATGGCCTTCTCCGGATTAAGATGATGGAGCTACGGTTGGCGAGCCCGGAACCATCGCCACGAGAGCCTCGACCACAAAGTAAAGGGTTCTTGCTGCCCGGTAGTTAGCTGCGTAGCAGCATTCGATGCGTGCCTTAACCGTACAGCCTGAGGAAGTGGATGTCCTGGCGACGGCCCAGCGGCCGGGGATGGCCGAGTGGGCCGAGGACAACTACGTACTCAGTCCCGAGACCTCGGAGATTGCCGGGCCGTGGTCCAATGACTACGTTCCGTTTCTGGTCCCGATTATGGGCTGGCTCAGCGATGTGGCCACGCGGCAGGTGACCGTTTGTGCGTGCACGCAGGCGGGCAAGACGGAGCTGGCCAATATTATGGTGGGCTACACCTGCGACGTCGAGCCGGCGCCGACGCTCTTGACGATGCCCCGCGAGGACGATGCGAATCGCCGGGTGGCCACGCGGATTCGGCCCATGTTCAAGGCCAATACCGACCTACAAAAGCACCTCAAGAACGGCAGGCTGGATAACTTGAACGTGGGCAAAGAGACCATCCTGGATAATATGATCCTGTTTATCGCTTGGGCCAACAGCCCGGCGGCCTTAGCGGATAATCCGGTGGCCAAGGTAATCTTAGATGAGGTAGGCAAGTACCCGGCGGCCTCCGGCAAGGAGACGGATCCGATTAGCCTGGCCAAGAAGCGCCAGCGGACGTTTCGCAGCCGCAGCAAACTGCTGGTGATCTCCACGCCGGTACTGGAGGGGGATTTGTTCGACGCCGAGTACAATCGCGGCGATAGGTGCCAGTGGTGGGCTAAGTGTCCGTTTTGCGGCACCTACCACATACTTATCTGGGCCAATGTGGAGATGGATAAGGACGGGGACGGCAAGTTACTACACCACGAGAGCTACCGCGCAGGCGGGCACGCACGCTACAAGTGCCCGCACTGCAAGCACATCTGGGGTGAGTACGACCGGTTCGAAGCAATTAGAGCCGGGCGCTTTGTACCGGCGGGCTGTACGATGGACCAGGCGGGCCGGGTCGCGGGCAAACCGCCGGCGACCACGCATCATAGCTGCCGGATTACCGCGTTGATGCTGCACCCGATCTTTCAGACCATCGACGACTTAGCGGCGGAGTGGGCGCAGGCCCAGCAGGCCAAACACGGCGGCAATATCAAGCCGCTGCAGGACTTTATCAACGCCCAATTAGGCGAGCCGTGGCAGGAGCGGGAGATGCAGACGGATATCACGCCGCTTCGCTCGCACGTTACCGGGTTTGCAGCGGGGACCGTACCCGAGGGTGTGCGGCTGCTGACCGCCGGTGTGGATGTCCAGGCCGATCATGTCTGGGTGGTACTGCTGGGCTGGGGCTATTTGTCGGAGGTCTGGCTGATTGAGGCCCGGCGGCTGGAGACCGGCGACATGCGGGAGCTGGCGAATTATCAATTAGTCCGGCAGTTCGCCGCGTCCACCTGGCCGCTGGCCAAGGAGCCGGATACCGTGATGCGGATCGCGGCTACGGCGGTCGACTGCGGCTACCGGACGGATACCGTGCAGGATTTTTGCCGGCAGTGCACGGAATCGCGGGTGCTGCCGGTGCGAGGCGACGACCGCGTGAAAAACGCGCCCTACCATGCATTCAAACTTCCGGACCGGGTATCCATACGGTATGATATCAACGTGCACCTCATTAAAGACAGACTGTACAGGTTGTTGTTCGATTGTCAGCGTCCGGGTCCCGGGTACTTTCACCTGCCGGCGGAGACCTCGCAAGAAACCTTGCAACAGCTCGCCAGTGAGGAGAAGCGCACATTTCGCATCCGGGGCAGGCACCAATCGCTGTGGGTGCAAAAGTCCGGACGGCCCAACCATATCTGGGATGCGTGTGTATACGCCAGTTTCGTCGCGGAGCTGGTAGGGGCGCGGCTGCTGAGCGACGAGAAAGCACTGCCGAAGCGAACGAAAGTAGTGGGCCGGCCGGTGGGCAGGCGAGCGATACGAACGAGGTATTAGGAGCAGATCATGGCCAAGAAAGCAGTACCTGGGGCACCAGTCTATAGTTTCCCATCCAAAAGCGCGTGTCCGCGATGCGGCGGGTACTATACCGTGGCTTATTCGACCAATCGCAACGTGCAGTACCGTAAGTGCCTGTCGGCGGTCTGCCGGCATCGCTACCACGTGATGGGCACGCCGGTGCAAAAGGCCAAACAGGAGGTAGTTTCAGATGACAGCCAAGCAGCAACGAAACAAGCAACCAGGAAATCAGCAAGACGCAAGTCCGGCAAACGCAAATCCAAAGGCTCTGGCTCCGGCGGGGCCCGGCAAGGCAGCACAGCTACTGAGTCTGCTGAGCTCGCATCCCGAGCTGGCTGATAAACTCGCCGAGGCGTTGGAAACCAAGCGGTTCTTTGTGACGGTTAGCTGCCAGAAAAAGGTGCCGGGCAGGCCCGGTGACCTGCAGCACTACTGGATACGGCGGGGCTACGAGATCAACGATGTACTGCCGAGCCTGCGCGTCATTGAGGGAGACTGGGTCCGCAAGGAAAATCCGACGGCCGAATTGCCGGAGGGCCAGGGCTGGCACTAATGCCTAAGGCATACAAATCTTACCAACATTGGTAAAGCAGTCCGGCCATTGGTAAGAATTTACTGCGCAGGGGCCAAAAAGCACTTGCTGCGACCATATCTGCCGTAGTATACCCTACGGCATAACCTAACAGCCTGCTGAGATTCATAAAGCGTGCGGCGGCGGATGTTCTGCCGCACGCTTTTTTTCATCTGCCGCCGCACAACCTTTAAGGCGCGCGGATGGCACTGACCAGCTCATCGACACTCACCGACGCACTCAATCAGTACAAGGACAATCTGTCCTGGGAAGGCAATGCCACGAAGGCGGGCAACGCCCTGGAAGCGGTGCGGTTCATCCTGGCCTGCCGGCCGAAAGTGATTGCCTCGGCCGACCGCAATCTTAACTACGAATCGCTGCTGGCGGAGAAGCAGCGACTGGAACAGTACGTCCGGCACAAATCCACATCCGTCAATCGCTCCAGCTTTACGCGAGGGAGGATGCTGACGTGATGGTACGCAAGCCCAAACGCCGCCGGAGCAATGCACCGTTGATTATCGAGCGGCTCAACGGCACCTATGGAATGCTGGGCTACCGCAGTGCATCGCGGGCGACGCGTGAGGGCCGCACCTACAGCAGCTATCCGGCCAGTACGCACGATGAACATGACCGGACCAAGCTCATCGCCCAATCGCGGGACTTTATGCGCAACAATGCGATCTATAAGGGCATGATCGACCGGGCGGTGGGCTATATCGTGGGCGGAGGCTTTGAGCTGCAAGTCAATACGCGCAGCGCCAACGTCAATACCAAAGTCGAGCAGCTCTGGCGTCAATGGTTCGCCAAGCCGGAGGTCCGCAACTTGTTATCCGGATCGGAAACCGCGCGCATCGTGTGCCGGGAAGTGATGGTGGCCGGCGATACGGTGGTACTGCTGACGGATAAGGCACTGGTGCAACTGTTCGAGGCCGAGCAACTAACCGGCCGCAGTCCGTACAAGAACGGCATCGCACGGGACAAGTACGGCCGGCCGACGAAATACAACCTGTGCCCGTGGAAATCTTACGGCATCGATAGCGGCAAGGGCACGCAATACGATGCGGCGGATGTATTGTTTCTGGCCCGTCCGGAGCGGCCCAGTCAGATACGCGGCGTGCCGGCGGCGCAGGCTGCATTTGCAATGCTGCATCGTATCAACGACATTTGCGACTCCGAGGCCATTGCCTGGCAATTGCTGGCCCGGCTGGCGGTCAGTATCACCCGCGAGCAGGCCACCGAACAGGCCTATACGGAGAGCCGCGAGGATCCCAATAAAACCGGCGACGAGACGGAAGGGGACCTGGCCACGCGATTGACGGAACTGGACTATGCGTTGATGTTCCACGCCAATCCCGGCGAGGAGGTTAAGGGGATCGAGCGCAACATTCCCGGCAAGAACTTCGGTGAGTCGCTGCGGATGTTCGTGCGGCTGCTCGGTTTGCCGCTGGGTCTGCCGCTTGAACTGATTCTGCTGGATTGGACGCAAAGTAACTACAGCCAGTCGCGTGCCGTTCTACAGCAGGCGTATCAGTCATTCCTGGAATGGCAGCACAAGCTGCAGGATTTCTTCTACAGGCCGCTGATGGAGTGGAAGCTGGCACAGTGGCGCAGCCAGGGTTTGGTCGGCGAGAAAACCGCCATTGGCTACGATTGGATCAAGCCTACGTTTCCGTGGATCGACCAGCTCAAAGAAGCGACGGCTTATGCTACCCAGGTGGAGCGAGGCTTTATTACCCACGGGCAGGTCTGTAAGAGCCTCAATACCGACCGGCAGGAGATTGTCGAGCGCCGCGAGCGGGAGGTCCGCGATGCGATCCGCCGGGCCAAGAAAATCAAGGCCGATGAGGGTATCGAGGTGCCGTGGGAGATCTTCGCGGGCCTCAAGCCCAGCAAAGACAAGGCCACGTTAGCCAAACCCGCCGAGTCGAAGCCGCCGCCCAAAGAAGGAGACAAATAAACATGCCGTACCCCAACGAGCACTCCGCGCGGATTCGCAATCCGGACGATTTCAATAAGGAAAGCTTCCGCCGCAACAACGACGGCACGATTTACGGCAAAGTCAAAGTGCCTCGCACTATTGCGGTTATCTGGGCCAAGCTCAAGGGCAAGGACAAACCCTCCGATAAACCCATCCCCCAGGCGCTGCGATTTCCCACGAAGTACTGGACGGCGACCAAGGCAAAGAAGTGGCTGAAAGACCACAATATCAAGTACGAGAAATTCGAGCCGGCCGGGGAGGATAAATCCGAAGCCTCAGCGGCGACGAGCATTTTTGCATTATTGGCTCAAATGGAGACGCAGTTCTGGGCGATGGAAGCCCGCGCGCTCCAGGGTCTGTTCGCCCACCTCAGTCGCCAGCAGCAGTACCTGCCGGATGAGGTAGCGGTGGCGGCGGCAAGACCCAAACTACGGCGCCAGGGCCATCGCGGCATTATCGACATTCACGGGGTGCTGATGCGGCAGGTGCCGCGTGCGTTTAGCTTCTGGGGTATCGATAGCACCAGCTACGAAGATATCCAACAGCAGCTTGCCGAGGCTCTGGACGATCCCAAGATTAGCGAGCTGCAGTTGGCGGTCAATTCTCCAGGTGGGACGGTGCCGGGCGTACTGGAGACCGCGGAGATGATCCGCGCAGCCCGCCAGCAGAAACCGGTGCACGCGGTCATCGATGATATCGGCACCTCGGCGGCCTATTGGCTAGCGTCCCAGGCACAGAATATTGCGGCCGAACCCAACAGCACCACCGGGTCAATCGGCGTGTACACGGTGTATTTGGACATCAGCGATATGGCCGACAAGAGTGGTATCAAGGTGCACGTCATTCGCAGCGGAGAGCACAAGGGCATGGGTGTGCCGGGCGCGCCGATTACGGAGACACAAATTGGGGGCATCCAGGAGGTCATCGACGGCATTGCGGACAATTTCGTCCACGCGGTGGCCGCCGGGCGCAATCGCGGTCTCAAGGAGGTGCGCTCCTGGGCCAGCGGGCAGCAATGGTTAGCCGGTAAGGCCAAACAACTCGGTCTTATCGATGAGATACACAATGTCAATATTGCCACCCAAACGCAACCAACTCAGAAAGGATACGATATGGATGAGCATGACGTCGACACGCAGGCCGAACTCAATCGGGCCGGCGATGAGGCCAAAGCTGCCGAGCGGCAACGCCTGGCGGACTTGAAGGTGGCCTTTCCTGACGACCTGGAATTTGCCTTAACCGCATTCGAGAAAGGCAGCAGCGTGCAAGAGGCCAAGGCCGAGTATTGCGATGTAGTCGTCGAACGGGTCAAGGCCCAGCAGGCTGAAGAGGCGAAAGCCAAGGCCCAGGCCGAGCAGGCCAAGACGCAAGCACAGGACAAACAAGGCGCTACGCCTATGGCCAGCGACGACTCCGACGACGAAGCCAGTGGCGATTTTATCACCGAGGCTCGCAAGCTGGCCAAGGAAACGGGTATCACGATGACCGCCGCGATGCGCCAACTGGCGCGGCAGCGGCCACAGTTGCACGAGGCGTTCAAGGACAAGTCCCGCGCCGAAGGCAGGGCGATTTTTGCCCAGATCTGACGGCGAGCGGATCGTTGTTAGGGTCGGTTGCCTGCAGTAGCGACCAGCAATACAGACAGGTCTGAACAGTAGGAGATGGAAAGTTGTCAGGGTCGGTTGCCTGCAGTAGCGACCAGCAATACAGACAGGTCTGAACAGTAGGAGATGGAAATATGACTACAGAACGAAATTCGCCATTTACCATGACGGCGGGTGAGGCGATTGCCGTGTACCTGCGGTGTAAAGTCCACGCCAGGACGGCCTACTTGGCCGATGCGGCCGATTACGGAGTAGGCGTCAGCATCGAAGGTGTATCCAGCGGCGATAGCGTGGGTATTCGCGACTACAACCAGGGCGGTACGTGCAAGATGACGGCAAGCGGGTCGATTACCGCCGGCCAGAAGGTCTATGCGGCCGCATCGGGCAAGATTGCCAACAGCGGAAGTTTGCTCATCGGCACCGCGCTGGATACGGCGACCGGGGACGGTAGTGTGATCGAGGTCCTGCCGCACATCGGCACGCAGCAATCTTCGTCGTCGTCGAGTTCGTCGTCGAGTTCGTCTTCATCCGGTTCCTAACAGCGCAGATGTGCTGGAATTGGCGCCGATAGAATCTTGGATGAGAGCAGACAACAATCTTTGTGGATAAGGAGATAACCCATGCCGGGAATACAAAAATCAACCCATGCGACGCCGCGAGCGGATCTGGGCATCGCCTTTCACGAGTACTCTCCCTCGCGGGTACGGCTGATTGCCGATCTTGTACTACCCAAGAGAGGGGTCAAGAAAAAGGCGGCGACGCTCAGCGTCATTCAACGTAAAAACCTGACATTACCGGAGACCAAGCGGGCCGATGGGTCGACCTTCAACCGGGTCGCTCTGTACGCCAAGGATATGAGCTATTCCTGCGAGAACCACGGCCTGGAAGGACCGCTGACCGACGGCGCGCGGGAGAATTACGCCGATGATTTCGACGCCGAGGTTGAGACGGTCAACGGCGTCAAGTTCAAGATGGCGCTGGCCCGGGAAAATCGCGTCAAGGACCTGATCTTCGATACCACCACCTGGACCGGTGCGGATTTGTATACCGACAATTCCAGCTACCCGTGGGATACGACTACCACCGATATCATCTCGCAGGTCCTTGACGCCAAGGAAAACGTCCGGCTCAATACGGGCGTGCCGGCGGACTCGATGGTCATCGGTGAGGCGGCACTGCAGAACTTGCTAAAAAACGATGATATTATCGCGCGGTTCCCCGGCGCGAATCTCATTACCGAGGCCATGATCCGGGCAAATCTGTCAGCCATCTTCGGTCTCCAGCAGCTCCTCGTAGGCCAGGCAGCTTACAACTCGGCCGATGAGGGCCAGGACGCCTCTATGAGTGATATGTGGGGCGATGACTACGCCCTGGTGGCGGCTTTGGGCCGTGAGGGAATGCCGCTGTCGGAGGCGCAGCTCGGCCGTACGATACTGTGGACGCCATACACGGCGGATTTGGATATCGTCGAAGAGTACCGCGAGCAGCAGACCAAATCGGATATCTTCCAGATCGAGCAGTGCGTGGATGAGAAGATATTCGATGAGTACTTCGGCCACCTGATGAAGATTGATGCGTGATGACGGACGTAGACCGGGCGTTGGAGGCGGCAGCAGCGGCGTTTTTTCTGCTGGGCGACGTCGAGACGATTACCTACGAGCCGGCCGGCGGCGGTAGTAGAGAGATCAGCGCCGTCGTAGACCGCCGGCAGGCCGAGCCGATGGATGGACTCAGCGGCGGCACGCGGCCGCAGGTCGAATTGGTGGTCCGCAACGATGCCACGGCTGGTATCGCCAGCAGCAGTGTCGACACCGGCGGCGATAAGGTGCAGGTTGCGCTGCGCAGGGGCGACACAGCCCAGACGCTGCGGATCGTAGACCTGGTCAATCAGGATGCGGCGATGATTCGGATTCGAGCGTATTAATGATTGAGATCAAGTTCGACAAGCAGAAACTCAAGGCCATCGAGCGGCAGTTGGCGGCTGTGCCTCGGGCGCTGCCCAAGGTCATGAGCCGGGCGCTCAATCGCACGGCTACTTCCGCCCGCACCGCGACCAGTCGGTCGCTGGCTACACAGACCGGGCTGAAGGTCAAGGATGTCCGCAGCCGTATCCATATCGAGCGGGCCAGTTACAGTCACTGGCGCTCGGCGATTCGCATCAGTACCAAGCGATTGGGCTTGCTGGCGTTTCGCGCGCGGCAGACCAAACGCGGCGTCAGTTACCGCAGCGGTTCGGGCAGAGAAACTATCGGCCATGCCTTTATCGCCGTGATGTCCAGCGGCCATCGCGGAGTGTTCAAGCGCAAAACCGCCGCACGACTGCCCATTGTGGAGCTGCACGGACCATCTCTGGCTCAGGTCTTTGTTGACGCCGAGAGTGAAAGTCGGCGGCTCTATAGCGAGGCGCTGGCGAAACTGAATCGCAACGTGGCCGACCAGGTCAGACTCATTGTCCAGCGGAGGTGGCCGCGGTGAGCACGCCAATTATTGAACATATTGCTGTGCAGTTGGCTGCGTATATCGATTCGATTACCGAGGCAGCCGGTTATCATCAGGACCTCACCGCGGTGCGGCCCAAACGTATCCACCTGGAAGGCGATCTCAATGCAGACAATATGGTGCTCATCGTCCAGGAGCGGACCGAGCGGCTGGCCATGACGGATACTACCATTACCTGGCGGCAGCGATTCGCCCTGCAAGCGCTGGTCATCGATAGCGACCGGGCCACGGCGGCGCTGGATACGCGACTCAATGATGTGCGTGACGACATCGAACGCAAACTCAATAATCCCGCCTATCGCAAGTGCGGTGGCTACGCCGACGGGATTGTCCTGCAAGGTGCGGAGATGTTGTATGCAGAGGTAGACGGGCCGGAGATGTCGGGGGTGGCGGTCTATATCGATGTCGTCTACTCCACACAGTACGACGATCCCTATACCTTGGCTGCGTAAGTGAGCAAAGGAGCAGAGCATGATAGGACATGGAGCAACGTTAGAAGGTTCATCGACAGGAACATTAGGCAAGCTGGTCAACATCGACTGGTCGGGCTTAATGGTCGAAGATATCGACGTCAGCAATTTCGATAGTACCGGTAAGTGGCGGGAATACGAGAGCGGATTCAAGGACAATGGCGAAATCACCGCCGAGCTGATCTTCGACGCAACGCTGATGGATACGCTGATTGATGCGTTCGGTGGGGATAACGAGACCTGGACGCTGACACTAAACGATGGGAATGCTCTGGTGTGTGAAGGACACATTCGTTCATTGGGTCTTACCGTACCGATGGAAGATGCGGTCAAGATTCCCGTCAGCATCAAACTCAGCGGCCAACCGTACTGGCCATCGTCTTCGAGCAGTTCCTCGTCCAGCTCGTCTTCGTCCAGCGGTGCGTAAAAACGAAAGTAGGAGGTGCCGATGCAGTGGGCAACCAAGGATGCCTTCTTTGCCGCCAAGGTCCCGCAGGAGCAGGTGGACGTGCCCAGCCTGGGCCGGATTGTGGTCTGGGGTCTGACCAGCGGCGAAAAGGATGACTACGAGAACAACGTCTTTAGCTTTAGCGGCCGCAGCCGGCAGATGCAGTTGCGTCACGCCCGGGCGGTACTTTTGCTGATGACGGTGCACGACCAGCACGGCAAGCGGATGTTTGGCGAGGCGGATATGGGCCGGCTGGAGCAGATACCGGCCAATATTGCCGATCCTATCCTGGACGTGGCCCGTCGACTCAGTGGTATGAAGGCCGGCGAGGTCGAGGAACTGGCAAAAAACTCCGCAACAGTCCAGAGCGAAGACTCCACTTCCGCTTAGCCGCCGCTCTGGGCTGGTCTGAAGCGCAGGTCCGCACCGATATCAGCGCGCACGAGGCGACATGCTGGCAGCTCTTGGAGGGCATTCAGCCCTGGGGCCAGAGGCGCCAGGACCTGCGATTTGCCCGCCTGGCCTGGCTGATACTCAGCGCACTGGCCGCCAAGGGCAAAGCGCCTCGCTGGCCGCAAATCGCCAAGCTGTTCGATTTTGACGTCGCCGGCGATGAACGGACGGACGAGCAGATTGGCTTGCTGTTTCGCCAGATCGGCAAGCCGCGCAAGAAGAAAGGCTAATCGATGGCACTGATGACACAAGTAGGACTGGAGTTCCTCGCTCGCAACCATGCCCGGCGGGGTATGGATTCGTTCGGCCGCAGCATCGACAGCGTCCGCCGACGGTTACGGGGGCTCATGGCCGGGGCACTGGCCCTGGCCGGCGTCGGTGGTTTCGGCTACATGCTGAAGCGCCAGATGGAGACTATCGACTCGCTGGCAAAGCTCAGCGACCGTGTGGGCGAGACCACCGAGAACCTGGTGGCTTTGCAGCACGCAGCGGAGCTGACCGGGGCGGGCGCCGAGCGGATTAGTGCCGGTATCGATGTGCTGCAGAAACGGCTCGGCCAGGCGGCCCAGGGCACGGGCCAGGCTCAGCGGGCGCTGGATGCGCTGGGTTTGTCGGTCGATTCGATGATGGCACTGGCCCCGTGGCAGCAGTTTCTGCGGATTGCCGATGCGATGGAAGAGGTGGAAACACAGGCCGAGCGGGCGGCGATTACATCGGACCTATTTAGCCGGGCCAATCAAAGCCTGCTGAACGTCCTGCAGGGAGGTCCCGAGTTGCTGCTGGACATGCGGACGGAGGCCGAGAAACTGGGTCTGACTTTCAGCCGGTTCGACGCCAGCCAGGTCGAAGCGGCCAACGATGCGTTCACGCGGTTGCGGAGTCTGTTTAGCGGTCTGTTCCGGCAGGTGGCGATTGAGTTGTCACCGCACATCGAGGCCCTGACCACGCACCTGGTCAACGCGGCGACTGCCGGGGGCGGGATGGGCAATGCCGTGGCCGGTGCGTTTGAGAGTATGAGTCTGGGGGCCATTAAGGTTGCCGAGTACATCGATGCTATTCGAGGCAAGTTCGTACTGATCCAGGCGGCGATTGTGGATTTTGCGCAATTGTATTTGGAGACGGTGGAGAAGATTAGCCGGTTCTGGCCGCAGGCATTCTTGGGCAAGAAATTTCTGGAAAAGATGAGCGGACGGGACTTTGCGGAGATGGCCGAAGCGCTACGGGCACGCGAGCAAGCGGCGCGGCAGGCTTTTGCTGAGGATATCCCCGACTACGATTACTGGCGGGGCAAGGTAGAGGATTATTTCCAGCGATTGGAAAGTGATGCGGCCGAGGCCCGCCGGGCGATGGAAGCCAGGCAGCGCGAGGCCGAGCGGTTAGCCGGTGTGCAGGCGGGCATGATCACCCCGCAAGCGCCTGCCGTAGCTCCGCAGGTAGCGGACGTCGAAGCGGTCGAAGAGCAGGTCGCTCGCGTGGAAGGGGCCTACGGCGATATGTACGACCACATGACCTGGGAGGCCCAGAGCTGGTGGGATGCGATGGTCTCTATGCTGGAGGAAATACAACAGAAAATCGCCCAGCAGTGGCAGCGGGTCGGTTCCACCATGCAATACTCGATGACCAACGCCCTGGACCGGATGATCTGGGAGGCCCAGAGCTGGCGGGATGCGATG